TGGAGGCGCTGGCCAATGCGCAGCCGCGTGAAATTCGCACCGAAATGGTTAAGCCGGTTTTTACTAACGTGTGCGTGTCTGATGAGTTTGTCAGCATGTTCAACGAAGCCGCAGCCAGAGCCGGGCGTGCCCTATCAGGAAAACCTCAAAACAAAGTGCCCGGAGGAACTGCCGCGCCTTGAGGGAGTCTCCGGGGCATTAGTCGCCGGGGCGTTACTTAATTATCAGGATTTATATTCCGTCTGCGCGGCGCGACATAACACGCTCGTGGATGAAATTAACCAGAGAGAGAAATTAAATGAGCGAGAAAATTAAATTAGCTATTGCAGGTGTTGAGCTGGTATTTGAACCAAACGTAACCGCCTATAACAAGTTTATTAATGATATGTCGATGGATAACAAAGTCGGAAAGTAAAGCGGCGCTGGAAGACTTTATTACCCGTCCGGGCGTGCCGTTGCAGCTGGTTGCGAAAGTAAATGAAATTTACGCGCCAGAACTGGAAATCGAAGTAAAAAACTAACTGCGCGAGTCCATGCGATTGAATCAAATGGACTCAGCCAGTACGTAATATTACGCCGCCATTACCTCCCCCACGGGGAAGATAATATTGATGATATCGCCGCTGCCGTCTGGCTCGATAACCGCTACTGGGAAAATATGAAAGTAGCGGTGGCCAATGGAATAGGAACCGCGTTTAAAGGCTCATAATGAGACAACTGGATTTTACATTAAGCCTGATCGACAAATTAACGCGCCCGTTAAAACAGGCGCAGACGTCGGTGACGGATTTTGCAGATAAATCAAAGGATGCGTTTAAACGTATTGGCGTGGGCGCGCTGGCCATGTGGGGCGTCGCGCAGACCGTGCGCGGCGCACTCTCTCCGGCTATTGAAATGTTTGATGCGCTTAACGAGGCCTCCGCGCGGGGTATCGACAGCACATCCCTGAAAACCGTCCAGCGTGATGCGCTGCTGTTCAGCGCCACTTATGGGGCAAGCGCCGGCGCGGTCGTCAACTCCCCCGCGCAGGTTAACGGGGCGATTGACGGTCTGACGGCGACAGAGCTGCCGAAGATGACCAAAGTGGCCAATACCCTGGCCTTTGCGATGAAAGCCACCTCTCAGGATACCTCTGAGTTTATGGGGCAAATGTTCGCCAACTTTAAAAGTGACGCTGACCGCCTGGGCAAGGTGCAGTTTGCCGAGCAGCTGGCAGGCAAAATGACGGTGATGCGCCAGCGGTTCGGTGTCGAAATGGGTGCTATCAAAGACCTGATGGAAGGGGCGCGCGGCGTCGGGAATAACTTCAACATCGGGATTGATGAGCAGCTTGCCGTGCTGGGGCAACTGAGCCGCAGCCTGGGATCTGAGGCCAGCGGTGCCTACGAGTCGTTTATGAACAGCGCGGTGGATGGCGCTAAAAAACTGGGTCTGTCCTTTAAAGACGCGCAGGGGAATATGCTCTCGATGCCGGACATGCTCATCAAGTTGCAGGGTAAATACGGAAAGAGCCTGGAAGGAAACCTTAAGGCGCAAAAAGAGCTGGATGACGCGTTCGGTGACAGTTCGGCGGTGGTGAAGCAGCTGTACGGCAACATTGACTCGCTGCAGCGCAATATCACTGAGCTGGGCGGTTCCGAAGATGGTCAAGCCGTGGGACAGATTTGTGGCCATCCTGAATGCCGCGCAGACCGTGATTGGGCTGACGCTGCTGCCCGTGCTGTATCCGCTGCTGAATAAATTGGCCGATATGGGTGCCACCTTTGTGAAGTGGATGCAGATGTTTCCCAACATCGCCCGTGTCGTGGGATATGTGACGTTGGCCATACTCAGCGTGGCCGCAGCCGGTGCGCTGGCAAATATCGTGATGGGTGTTTCGTTCTTTGTGATGACTGGACTCACGGGGATCTGGAAAGTATTCACAGCTGTAACAAAGATTAATACCGCCTGGTTATGGCTGAACACTAAAGCGAGTCTTGCCTGGGCAAGCGCAATGAAGTTTGCACGGGGAGTAATTTTAGCCCTGCGTATGGCGGCGATATCCGCCGGGATCGGCATCAATCTTATGAGCTGGCCAATATTGCTGATCGTAGGTGCGATTGCCCTGCTGGTTGCCGGGTGCTGGTTGCTGGTTAAGAACTGGGAAGCCATCAAAGCGGCGGTGATGAACACCGCGGCGTTTAAGGTGCTGGCCGAAGCGGTGAGCTGGGTGGCTGGAGTGTTCCAGAGTGCCTGGCAGACAATTGCCGATGGCTGGAATAGTTTTGTGGCGCTGCTTACCGGCTTTTCACCGCTGGATTCACTGGCGGGAATGGCGAGCGGTATCGTGGGCTTATTCGATAATGTCTGGAATACCATCAAGGCAACGTTCTTAAATTCATGGAACTGGATTGTAGAAAAGCTGAATAAAATTCCGGGCGTGGATATATCACTTGCCGGGGGGAGCGGTGAGCAGCCCATAACGCAAAATACGTTATCCACGGGCGGGAAATTAACGGGCGTTGAAAAAGGCGGTATCAGCAAAACAATTAACAGCAACGCCAAATCTGTTACCGACCAGAGTAAGCATTACGGCCAGGTAAATATTTATCCGAAGGAAGCAATGACGCCTGGACAACTTGCGGAATGGAGCGAACTGCAATGAGTGAGCTTTTATATATTGATTTACTAATTGAGGGTCGGAATTTCGTTCTTAACTCCGGTAATGAGCCAGTCCTTTGCAATAACAAACAAAGTATTGGGCAGGACATAGTGCATTCAATTCTGGAAAGCGGTCTTGCTACTGAATTAATTGCTGAGCGCAGCCCGACCATGCGCGGAGATATTTTAACCCGGCTGGAATTACTTATTGAAAGTGATGAGCGAATAGAGCCGGGAACGGTGGTGATCACAGAGGAAAGCGCGAAGCGCCTGTGGATCACCGCAGGCACATGGGATTTTGGTTCGGTATCGGTTAGGGCGGAATTATGACAACGAAGCCGGAAGTTGATTTTAACGAAGTGGTGAAAAAAAGCGGGATGCCGACCACGGCGGAGGCGGTGCGCACGCAGTTCAACGCCATCGCGGCAGAAGAGGGGCTGATTACCAATACCTCCCGCATGTCGCCACAGCATCCGGCCAGCTGCTGCGCCTGCTGGCATGGGCGGTGAACGTGACGCCGAAACCCGCCGTTGCCGCCCAGGGCGTTATTCGTTTTTACAAAACAGATGCGCGCGCCGTGGTCACGGTGAAAGCGGGAACGCTTATCCAGACTGAGCGCATTAACGGGGTGGTGTACGAGCTGGCGACCACGACGGATTTCACCATCACCGCCGACACGGCCAGCGCACTGATCCCGGTAACTGCTTCCGCCACGGGCGGCGCATGGAACCTTGCCCCGGGCTATTACCGTATTTTGCCTGTGGCCGTGGCGGGCATCAGTCGTGTGGTGAACGAGGATGACTGGCTGACCACGCCGGGCGCGGATGAAGAGAGCGATGACGAGCTGCGTGAACGCTGCCGGAATCAGTTCAACCTGGTGGGCAATTACCACACTGACGCGGTGTACCGCTCAATGATTGCCAGCGTGGCCGGACTGAGCATCGACCGCATTTATTTTGAGCATGACGCACCACGGGGGCCAGGTACGGCGAACGCCTATCTGTTGCTTGATACGGGCGTGATTTCTCAGCCGTTTATTGACGCAGTGAATGACCACATCACCGGACAGGGGCACCACGGACATGGCGATGATATGCAGTGTTTCCCCATGCCGGAAACCCTGCATCAGCTGACTGTGACCGTGTACGTGGAGAACCTGGCGAATCTTGCTGTGGATGAATACACCGCCCTGCAATCGGGTGTTGAAAACCTGATCCGCAGCGCGTTCCGGGAAAACAGTGATTTTGACGTGAAACGTACCTGGCCGTACGACCGGTTTTCATTTTCAAACCTCGGGCGGGAGCTGCACAAAGCCTACGCCGTGATCGACTCTCTGGCGTTTTCGCTGACCGATATCGTCAGCGATCTGAATGTCCCGCGTTTGTCCGATCTGACCGTGGAGCTGAAAGATGCCTGATTTTCTGAAAAAGCTGGCGTCGCTGGCGCTGCCGTTCTGGATGAACGAAGGGGAGCCGAAAAAGCTGCTTGCCGCTGCCCGCCGGTTCTGGGCGCGCGTGTATGGCTGGATTACATGGCCGATTAATCAGTTTGATCCGCTGACCTGTAATGAGTCGCTGCTGAACCTGCTGGCGTGGGACAGGGATATCACCCGGTTTAAAAATGAGCCGCTGACTCTGTTCCGTAAGCGTGTGGCCTATGCCTTTGTTAATGCTCGTGATGCCGGGTCGGTTGCGGGGTTTATTGCGATTTTCGAACGACTCGGCATCGGGTATGTGGAGCTGGTCGAGCGTCAGCCTGGTATTGACTGGGACATTATCACGGTTCGCGTCTCTGACAGTCAGCTGGCGGCGAACACGGAGTTGATGATCCAGATTATCCGCCAGTACGGGCGAACCTGTCGTCGTTACCAGTACGAAGTCATGACGACACTGAAACTGTTTATCAATGCCGGTTGGGATGAAGGGGAGCTGATCTGCTACAGCGCCCGTGAGTCTGCGTCC